AAAGGAGGCCATCATGGGCCGACGCTCCAAAATCTCTAAAAAATCCTCAAAGCGCTCTTTCCGGAAAGGCGCGTCCCTCACCCACCGCAAAAATCTCCAGGGCCCGCCCATGCGCGGCGGGATCCGCATGTAAATGCCTTGCTGGAACCTAATTCACGGATACCGTGCTACATCCGGTGGGTTCACAACCAATAAAGGCCAAGCCTACGGCGACCGCCCGCTGACCATCGCGTGCGGTCGCTGTACTGGCTGCCGAATCGACAAATCAAACGCATGGGCCGTTCGCTGTACCCACGAGGCCCAAATGCACGATCAAAACTCATTCATCACCCTCACCTATGATCAAAAAAATCTACCGTCACCGCCCACGCTGTCGGTCCAAGAAGTCCAGCTCTTCATTCAGCGACTTCGCAAACATCTCAAACCTCAAAAAGTCCGCTACTTCGCCTCTGGCGAGTACGGCTCATCAACCAAATCAGAACGCCCCCATTATCACCTCCTCCTGTTCGGGGTCGACTTCCCCGACAAAATCAAATCTCGCCATAGCGACAACGATCGCCACGGCTACTCTTCAGAAACCCTAGATAAAATCTGGGGCAAAGGCCGCACAGAAATCGGCGAGCTCACCTATCAATCCGCTGCCTACACCGCCCGCTACTGCATGAAAAAAATGGGCGGCAAACTGGCGGAAACTCATTATCAACGGTGCAACCAATGGGGCGAACCCTACGACCTCCTCCCAGAATTCGCTCTCATGTCAAACAAGCCGGGCATCGGCTACTCCTGGCTTCAAAATTATGCCAGCGACATCTTCCCCTGCGACTTCGTTATCATCGACGGGAAAAAAAAACCCGTCCCTCCATACTACTTCCGAAAACTGGAAGAAAATGACAAACTCATCCACCGCTCAATGCAACTCTCAAAGAAACGCAAGCTCCTCCAACACAAACACGACAACACCCCCGAACGTCTCAAAGTTCGGGAAAAAGTCCAACAACTCAAAATCCAACATCAAATAAGGAACCTCTCATGATCCTCAAAATGTTCACAGTCTACGACTCCAAGGCGGAGGCATACCTTCCGCCCTTCTTCATGCGCTCCACGGGCGAAGCAATCCGCTCCTGGACGCAAGCTATCAACGATCAAAACTCAACCTTCTCAAAACATCCCGCCGACTTCACACTCTTCATGGTCGGCGAATTCGATGACAACGCCTGCGCTATCAACGTCCTTAAGGCCATCGAAAATCTCGGATGCGCAATCGAATACAAAGAACCTCAACTCGACCTCTCTCACAATACCGCCGATCTAATCGCGCAACTCAACTCCAACGGAGAAACTTCTCATGGCAACCCATAAATCCCGCCGTAATCCCTCGGTCATGAAGCACCAATTCTCGCGCGCGCCGCAGGCAGAAATCCCGCGCTCTCGCTTCGACCGATCTCACGGCTACAAGACAACCTTCGATGAAGGTTTCCTAATCCCTATCTACGTGGACGAGGCACTTCCTGGCGATACCTTCAATCTGCGAATGTCCGCTTTCGCCCGCCTCGCCACCCCTCTACATCCGTTCATGGACAATATGTTCATGGACACCTTCTGCTTCGCTGTCCCCATTCGTCTCCTCTGGGAGAACTGGGAACGCTTCAACGGGGAACAGGACAATCCGGCTGACAGCACAGATTTCCTCGTCCCCACAATCACCTCTCCTGGCTCAGGCTATGACAACGGCTCAATCTACGACTACATGGGAATCCCAACACTCATAGAAGGGCTCCAACACAATGCACTTCATCTCCGCGCCTATAACCTCATCTACAACGAATGGTTCCGCGATCAAAATCTCCAAGACTCGTCTATCATTCATACTGATGACGGTCCTGATGATCCTGGCGACTACAGCCTGCGGAGGCGCGGGAAACGACACGATTACTTTACTTCGGCTCTCCCATTCCCCCAAAAAGGCCCAGCCGTTACCCTCCCCCTCGGCGACCGAGCTCCCGTCATTGGCATCGGCGCCGATAGCCAGGTCTACAACACCAACGACAAAAACGTCTTCGAAACCGATACCTCTGCTTCCCGTACCTACGATCAATCCTTCGGCTACGACTCCATCACCAACATCGGTTTTATCGAAGAAGACCCCAACAATCCCGGCTTCCCAAATATCCACGTCGACCTCTCTCAAGCCACAGCGGCGACCATCAACGACCTCCGGGAAGCCTTCCAAATCCAAAAACTCTACGAACGAGACGCCCGCGGCGGCACCCGCTATACAGAGATTATTCGCAGCCATTTCGGCGTTACTTCTCCCGACGCCAGACTGCAGCGACCCGAATATCTCGGCGGCGGCTCCACTCCCATCGTCATCAACCCCATAGCTCAAACCTCGAGCTCTCAAGACTCTCAAGGTCCCATTGACACCCCTCAAGGCAATCTTGCCGCTATGGGCACCGCCTCAATCAATCGTCAGGGCTTCACCAAATCCTTCACGGAACACTGCGTCCTCATCTGCCTGATCATGGTCCGCGCCGATCTCAACTATCAACAGGGCCTCAACCGAATGTGGTCCCGGCAGGGCCGCTTCGATTACTACTGGCCCGCCCTCTCGCACATCGGCGAACAGACCATCCTTAACAAAGAAATCTACGCTCAAGGCGATGCCTCTCCCACCGAAGACGAAGCTGTCTTCGGGTATCAGGAAAGGTACGCAGAATATCGCTATAAACCCTCTCAAATCACCGGGCAATTTCGCTCAAACTTTGCCCAATCGCTCGACACTTGGCACCTTGCCCAAGACTTCGACGCTCTACCAACTCTCTCGGATGAATTCATCCAAGAAAACGCTCCCGTCGAGCGCGTAATCGCGGTCCAAGACGAACCTCACTTCATCCTCGACGCCTACTTCAACCTCTCATGCGCCCGACCCATGCCGCTCTATGCGGTCCCGGGCCTCATCGACCATTTCTAATGTTCGGTGCCATCCTCGGAGCCGTCAGCGGTCTCGCTGGCGGTCTCCTGCAGGGCAAGCAAGCTAAGGGCGCTGCTGCCACGCAAATGGCTTTCCAAAAGGAAAGCGCATAAAATCAATATCAGTGGGCCATGGACGACATGCGGAAAGCAGGTCTAAATCCCATGCTCGCCTATAAACAAGGCGGCGCCGGCACTCTCGGCGGCTCCACCTACACTCCACCAAATGTCGGCGCTGCCGCTGCCCAAGGGGCAGTCGGCGGCGCCACCTCGTCGGCAACGGTCGCAAAAGAAAAGACCGAAAATAAAATCCGCGACGCTCAAGTTCGCGCCACCTTCGAACAGGCAAAAGCCTCCCATTGGCAGGCTGAAAAAGCCTATGAAGAAACCGCGACAGAACGCACCCGTCGCCAACAGCTCGAACAAGAAATCAAGGTTCGCGCAGCGGACGTCAGCTCCGCAAAACACGTCGAATCCTTCTACAACTCACCCGTCGGCAAAGCCGCGAAATACATCGAGCTCGGCAAAAAATCCGTCAACCCACTCGGCGGCCTCTTCAAGAAATAATCATTACCAAAACGCCGAACAAAATTGCAAATCCTATACCCAACCCAAGGACGACACCCAATGTCTTCAAAAAAAACTCAACCATACGACCAATCTCCTCTACTTCCTGAAACCAACACCAACCCAGGCGGGGTGCCGGGGGGGCCTCAAAGCGCAGCGGCCCCCCTGACACCCCCGGCGTGTAGAACTCGCTCCCCTGGCAGACGCTATACCCGCGTCACTACTCCTATACTTCAACCTTCTCTCACTAAACAATCATTCAAAAGTCAATGCAACATTGACACCATCCTAGCGAACTACAAAAAAACCGGCGTCATCACTCACGCAAATAAAACTCAACCTCAATACGGCGACTTCCTACAGGCGGCAGACTATCAACTATATCAAAACAAAATTCTGCAAGCCCAAGACGCCTTCAACTCAATTCCTTCAAATATCCGCGCTGAGTTCGACAACGACCCTCAAAAATTCCTAGAGTTCGCTCAAAATCCCGAGAACATCGACGCTATGCGAGAACTCGGACTAGCGGCCCCAGAGGCCCCCAAGCCTCCCACAGCCGCAACTCCGGCCCCCGAGCCGGAACCCTCCCAGGAACCCGCACCTGCGGCTCCTGCCCCCTCACCGGCCCTTTCAGCCCCAATCGCGGCCGGGCCGGTCTAAATCGGGTAATGGCTTTCCTTGTCCCCCCATTACCCCTATGCTTC